GGGCAAACGACGCCAACTTGAAAGAGGGATGAAGAAACATTCCTACCTAGAAATGGGACTACAGTGTGGCTAGAGCAACCTTGGAAACGGGGTCACGCAAGAGCCGTAGCTGACGTGACAATCCGTTTAATGCCGCAATGGCCCCAAGATTGATCAGTGAACACAGTTCGTCAAACGCAGATGCCTATTGTGTTTTTAGAAACACTGGTAATCACCCAGTATTAATCAGAACAAAATTCGCAAATTATTCTAACACAATCAGATACGTCCATTCAGGCGACATGACACGGTCACTAAAAGCAACTATACCACATACCTCTTCCAAATATCAGCCGAAAGCCCTCACCCTTGTGAGTAACCTAAGGTCCAACATGCGTACAAACTCGCCAGTTCAGTTGCTTAAGGTGCAACTACAAACCCCCGTCAGCTTATGGGTCAACAACTTTTCATTTTCATCATTTTCCGAGGGCCGAAACACACTATACTTGCTCACAAACTTTTGTCTTCCAAGGTTTCCCAAGGCATTGTCTATTGCAAAATGCATCACGGCTCGCCACGCGTCAAATCAAATTGACGTGACTACTAACGTAGTTCGATCATTGACATCAACTCACAAACTTTTGTCTTCCGAGGTTTCCCAAGGCATTGATTGTTGAGGTCTCACGAACAAGTCAACCTGCTAACGTCACACTCTCGTAGTGAAACGCTCACACAGCACGGTAGTGAGCACCGGCCCGTAGGACTTTCTGGAGAGCATACATGAACTTAGTTCATGTAAACAGCCAACCCAGTGAAGGTGCCACGATCATTGACAACATTCACTGGATCCAAGGTTTGCCCATTGTGTAGTATCTGGCACACATAATCCGTTGCAACTATGGCGATTCCAGGAACGAATACCAATTCACCAAGATCAATTGAAGGAACTGTGGAAGTGTTAACAACCAGCCAAGTACCCAAAATGGTAGCAACGGATGATCGAACACCGGCAACACTAGTGGTGAATGTGCCAGGCGAGGCCACGGAATTGATCTCAACATTGGCCACAGGACTATCAAATGCAAACTCAGCTTCAAGAAACAAATTCCCCAAATTATACATAGCCGTTCCAGTGCCAGCCAAAGCCGCCATGAACGTCTGCGGGACATCTTGTTTTCTTGACAGACACATAGGATGATATTCATTGTCTGCTTTCATGATTGGGTGAGTCATAGGACACCAAACAGGGCCGATCTGCGAGTCTAATTGAGTGAGATTAGCAAACGCAAGTGATGTGTCACGGTCGATTGGTGTGCATTCAGGCAAATGTGCTATCACAAGACTACCAGCTGTAGACGTGCCAACCAGTGGCACCCAATGTAAGGACGCTCTAACAACCTTGAACTTACCAAAGTTCTGTGCGATGTTAAAAATTCGTCCGGTGAACATTGCTGGGTGTAAAGGAACAATTGCGACAGGGCTTGGAATCATAAGGATAGGAATAGCTTGACAAAAGGACACACCCTTAGCTGCCATTGAAAAGTATGTTTTGAATCCACTTGTCAATGCACTAGGTACACCTATTGTCGAACTATTCTGGCGATTAACTCTCCGTGTGGGGCGCGAATTTCGACGTCTGTTGTTCCCACGGGCAACAGTCGAAGTGGACACATTTGCTGATCGGGCCTGTCCTAAGGCTCGGGCCAACCGCCTTGGTTGACGACGTCTAGGTCTACGTGATTGGGTAGATCTGGGCGGAAATTGAGAAACGTTTGGGTTGTTCATATTTCTCGCCCAATCAGGATACACGCGTCGAGATTATCTTTTGAGCGCAATAAGAGCTTTCCGAAGGTCCAATCATCATTATCAATCATCTTCTCAATCATCAACTGATCTGTAATTGATATGCCTTGATTTTGTGCGACAAACAACCTTTGAATCATGGTAGGTTCATAAAAATCTATGTGACCAGAAGTTTCAATCCATGCTTGATCACCAAAGATTTTATAACCATCAGCTCGTGCGAGACCCTTTCCCTTGTGGTATTTAGACAGCTTCCAGAGTATGGGAGTACAATTGCTCAATTCACACATACTCTCAATCTTAGCGTTCAACAAAGCTTGTCGAAAAGAGGGTTTAGCACGTGGTGGACAACTGAATGACCATCCAACACGGCCCAACACACGTCGCACATCCAACAATGGAACGCCTTCAGCGTCCCACCAAGAGCTACAAAAGCCTGCGCAGCCAACGTTTGAAACTGACTTCACAGACATCTTAAACCCTAACGACGTGTAAACACTCTCCTTTGGAACGATGGTCGTACCAAACAACCCATCGTCCCCTTCAACCACACCAGTGATCTCAGCACCTAACATGTTAGCAACAAACAAGTTAACCATCAAGTTCGTAAAACTATTTCCCAAGGATGTACACATATCTCCTGACATCCTTGTAGCTAACACTTTCGCTCGGACTCCTTGGAATCTCAATTCGTTCATCCCAATCAAAGGCAAAAGCAGATATTCAGGCATTCCAAAATGACGATAAAGCGCCATCTCACAGATCTCCATTGTCTCACGAGTCATCTGTGATTCAAACCTAGAAAAATCAGAAACGTACACATATTGTCCATGCACTTGTTGTCGAACGTGCGCAATACGCTCCTGAACAGTCATCCCTTTAACAAAGTATTTCGACTGACCAATCACACATTTCTCAATCCAATGAAACCAAGGACCGGCAAACGCTTTGTAATTGTCAACACGACTGTTAATAGTTCTAGGTGGCTTAAACAGCGGATAAAATTCCCGCTTAATGAAGGACTTGCATCGATGCCATTTCTGCCTTTGTTCGCCTTTCAACCACGCTTCACGTAGTTGCCTCTTTCTAACCATTGTGTATCGGGTATTTTCGAGCCAATCCTCGAAAGATTTCGGTGACCCCGTCACAACAATGTTTTGCTTCAACCAATCACGCACAAAGCGCTTAAAGGGAGCAACTAAATTCCTATCTCTTTCTGGTGGTGAAATTAAAACACGCTCACGACAACCCCAAATTATATTTGAAACATCTTTGGGATCGGGCGAGCAAAACACAAAATCATGAAGTACTGGCCCAATTTGTCTGGCACATACACGCAGTGGTGTTAGATAGGAAGAAGAGGCAAGCAGCTCAGAACCAACTTTCATAGCTGCACCAATCGCGCGGCCGCCTGGATACCGACCAAATCGATACCCATACACGGCCAACCACGATTCCCGGAACATCGCGCCCTTGAGGGTTTCCACCCAAGGGCGCTTTAAAAAGACAAGGTGGTGCCCTCAGATCGCAGGGCACCAATGAGGACAGCCAGATTAATG